GCATCTTTTACCATTTCACCTTGTCCGCCCAGTAGGCCGCGCTCATCTTACCTTTCTTGATGTTGCGTCCGTGGCGAGCCTTGAAGGATTTACGCTTGGCCTTCATACGTGCGGATTCGCCTTTCTTGGGTTTACCAGCAGTGCTGGCGCCTTGCTCACCGAAACGAATGACTTTCTCCTTACCACCCTCGCAAGCCTTAACTACATGAGACTTTTTTGGGTGGCTAGGAGTGCGCTTTGGCTTATTGCAGGACATGGCCTTTTTATCGACCGTGCCCCCTGCTGCGTAGTACCTGCGCATAGTCTTTCCTTAACTGTAAAATACAGTAAGTGCAGTGATATTGGTTGTGGCGCTCAAGTATACATCGTCAGTAAAACGTACCCCGTTATCTGGGATATTTACTGAGTGTGAGTCAGAGGCCAGAAAATCCAAGTCAATCAGAGTTTCCCCGCCATTACCATTAGTCATAGTAAGTCGACCTGCACCGGCGGAAGTCAACACCTGCACTTGGCGTACACGCGCTGGACCAACAGCAAGAGAACCTGTGCCGGTGACGCGCTTACTTCTTACATCGGACATTGACATAAGTTACTCCTCGGCTTTTTCAGCTTTTTCAGCTTTTTCAGCTTTCTTAGCCTTTTCTTTGGCTTTGGGTGCGGGCTTTTTAGCAGTACCGTCCGGGTTTAGACCCCGAGCCGCTAATTCTTCCGCACTTGGCGCCTTAAATCGTTCGCTCATATATCACCTCACTATTATGTGGCTGAAATAGTAGCGCCGGTATCAGAGCGTTTCCAGTTAGTGCCGTCGGAGAAAGCAAGGATTGCAGAGCCTGCGGCGCCGTTAGAAACGTAAATCAGCGTGCCAGCACCTGCTGAAGAAGCGGAAGGTGCGCTAGTAACTGTGTAGGTGGGGACTTTAATATCGCCGACAAATCCATTAGTGGAAGTTACCGGACCAGAAAAAGTGGTGGAAGCCATTTTATATACCTCTTGCACAAGGGTTTGTTCCGTAGTCTGTGCAACGTCAGGAGGGCAAATACCTGTCTACGAAACTAATTGATGCCCTGAGTCTATTTAGTGTATAGCAAAAGAAAGGGGGCAACAAGTGCCCCCTCCTCGTAGCGCCGTTAGGCGCCTGCGCTTCCGAAAATACCCAGCGGGTCGGATACGCCGAAAGAGTACCTTTCACGAGCCTTGTAGCGGCTGTTTCCAGTATCAAAGTCGGCATCCATAGAAGTACTCATCGGTGTACGGACGAAGTGCTTCAGACCATTCGGGATGTCGGTCAGCAGGAACCATGCGTTGGTGTCTGTCAGGTAGTGATTGACAGTGTAACCACCGGGGATGGCGCCCATGTTGCGGAGAGCGTTGATGTCGTTATCAGCGGTACCAACACGACCTTCGGTCTCCATCAGACGATCAGCAACAAACTGAAGATCGGGCGGAACAACCAACTTGCTTGGCTTAGCGGCGATCAACAGACCACGCTCGTCAGTCCAACCAGCGATCTGAATGATTGCGGCTTCCAGAGAAGTCTCGTTCAGGTCGGCAGGAGTGGCCAGCTCGTTAGAGTTGGTGCCACCACTCACCAGCGGATGGTCAGTAGCACAAAGCTCCTTACCGTCACCGTAGGTGTAGCTGCTGTTAAACGCGTTGTTCAGGATAGCTGCGGCTTTAACCTGCTTGGTGTAAGCCATGGCGCGAGCCAGTGCCTTGGTATAACGAGAGGACAGAGAATCGTACAGGTTGTCTTCAATCGCTTCTTCAGTGATTGAAAAGCCCATAGCAATGGTCTCGTGGTTATACCGTGCAGTCCATGCTTCCTGTGCGTTGTCGTAGGAAATGGCAGAACCCTCGTTCTTGACGGGGGCGGCACCAAAGCCGGACAACTTGGTTTCTTCTTCGAAAGAACGGTCAGAAGATTCAGTTTCGTAAATCTCTGCGTGTTCTTCCCCGTATTTAGCATACTCCATACCAAATAAAGCGTTAAGCCCCGGCAGGAGTTCCTTAAGCAGTTGTGCTCTTGAAATAGCCATGTGTCAGTACTCCTTAAACGCCAGTGCTCATCGTAACACGATGGGCGCCAGTGGTGAATTTAACCAGAACGTCTGGGTAAGCATCATCAGTAGGTGATACAAAACCCATAATCAACAAGCCACCAACGGTAGTCTGTACAGTAGCATCTAGTGCCATAGTAGAGTTACCGGTAGAGGTGTTGCCTGAAGTGGTAGCGTTCTGAGCGGCGGCGAAGCCGGTAATAGTACCGACATCATCCTGACCACTAACACCGTCAAGCTGAGCCTGAAACAGTACGTTAGGATCGTCGACAATGTAGGCTACCGCGTTCAAGGCGCCAGAAGGGTAGTACTGAGAGTGCTGTACCTGACCAGTGCTGTCGACATATTCACAGCCTACAAAAACGCCAGCAGCGCCAATGCCGCTACCGCCGAAGTTGTTGGTTGTGATGTCTTTGCCAGTGCCATCAGCCAGTTCGATATAGCCAGCCGCAGTGAGCTGAACAATCGAGCCGTAGAAGATGTTGTTGGCGACCCCAGCAGGGTCAATTTTGTAGTGGGTGACGGCGCCCGAGTAGGGTAAGCCATCGACCCGCTTGACGGGCTTCAGCCCGTACGGTGTAGCGGAAGATGCCATGATAGACTCCTTAGATTAACCTTTTCCGAAAGTAACTTTCGAACGCCGGTCGTTGAAGATAGGCATTCTCGGGTCACTCTCACGCATCAAGTTGTTGTCTACAGACCGCATCTGACTAGCGGATTGCTCCTGATAATAATCAGTACGATCCTCGACAAGTTCTTGCGGGGCTTTGCAAAGCATCAAACCACCTATAACGATATTGTCTTTAAACCGTTCGTTTTCAACGACAGCAAGTTCAATCTCGGGGTGATCCGAAGCTCTAACCGGCTCCCAGCCTTCACGTAGTTTGGAGGTTACATTGGTTGGATCAGGGTTGCCACGGGTCGCCACACGTACCCAGTGAAATGAGTAACCGTCTTTTGCGTCCGGGGTAGGTAGTACTTCTGGTCTACGCCACGTACGCTTACGGGCAGTTTTTTCACGCGTAGTGTGTGCTCGTTCTAGTCTGTTCTCAGCCATTATGTATTCCTCTGTAAATTTGCAACCTGTTTGGCGTATACATCCAAAGGTACGTTAAGACGTTTCGCTATAGCAATTTGTGATTGAGTTAATCTCACCTTATTAGGTGAAGTGCTCCGCGTAGCGGGGGCAACCACATTGCTAGACTTCTTTTTTGGTTCCTCTGGTTCATCTATCCCGTCATCAAACTGATCCGGGAATACTTTCCGCATACGAGAATTTATCTTCTCGTAGTAGTCGTCAGATTGGGGGTCTACCCTCTCCTTGACTAATTTACTGTGGTACCCCAGTGCGAACGCGGTCATTTCGTCGTCAGAACCAAACCATGGGTTATCTTCGCGCCATGTTTCAGCCTTGACATCCCTAACAACTTGTTGTTCTTGGGGTGCCTCTACTTGCCGTTGTACCGTATTAGTATATGATTGTAAAGGAGTTTCTTTTGCAGGCTTAAAACTAGAAACCCTGTCCAGACGTATTTGTGCGTTATTCAACTGCTGCTGAGCTTCCAAAATAGCATCGGACTCGCCACGCTCGTACGCATCTTTATACGCACGTTTAGCAGCCATGACTTCAGCTTCTACCTGCCTTTTAGCTGACTCAATCAAAGCATTCTGACTTTTTATCCCGTCCTGCTTTAACCGGTTGTTCTCTTCAATCAGTTGTTTAGCGTAGGATTCTACGGCCTCACGCTCGCGGAGCGCCTGTTCTTTAGCCCTACGCTCGTCGTGGTAGCCCTTACTAAAGTGCTGAATGCGTTTTTTAACCTTTTCAGAGTAGTTTTCTAACTCATCGTCAGTAACTTCTGAAGGCGGTTCAGACGGAGTTCTACCCCTATCTTCGGCTGGGGTATCGTCTTCGACTTCAATTTCAACGTCTCCGGCTTTAACACTTCCTATATCTGTTTGATTTTTAACAGATTTTGGTTTTTGCCGTATGTTTTCACGGCCAACGGCGGGTTCAACCTCTATTTCGGTGCTGGACTCATCGTCTACGTTAATTTCTACTTCAGTTAAGTTTTCCGCTTTTTCATCCGGAAACTCAAATCCTACTTGCTGCATAGCCATAATTTACTCCTTACGCACGAGTTATTTTGCTCGGGTCTTGGACGACAGCTTCCACTGTATCGTCGTTGATTAAACGGTACTCTTGTTTTCCAACCTTAAACCGGGTGCCGCTATTAGCGCGAAACATCACATAATCGCCCTGTTTACACCACGGACCAGTTGGAAAGCGGTCAGCATCGCTATACGCCTGCTCGCCCATGTCAAGAACCACTCCCACCATAGACAGGATGTGCTCTTCCCGAAGGGTCTTCTCGGCTTTAACTATGCCGCTGTCCCCAAAAGTATCGTCAATGCTGGGCATAGCAATAAGTATGTGGTAGCCGACAGGTTTTGGTATCTGCGCCTCCAACACAACTTCTTGTTTTTCCTCAGCTTTTATCTTTTGCTTGCGTTTTTGCTCTAACGCAGTTAGTTCAGTCATCGTCATCGTCCATATAATTGCGCGATAGGTCTTCTACTTCTCGTATTGCGGTGGTTAGACCTCGGATCACCCCGCAAATCTCGCGGTACTGGGCGTAATCTTTTGCTGCTCCAGACACAACGGATTCTTGGCAAGAGTCAATAGACTCCTGTAGTTTATCTTTTAGCACGTCAAAGACGGTTTTAGGCATTATTGTCTACCTTCATATTCTCTAGCAGAGTCCTTACCCACCAATAAAACAAGTCTTCCGTGAGTTCGTGTTTCATCAAATTAACTCTAAAAGCCACTAGCTGTACGTTCTCTTTAATATAGGGTTCGTGCGGTACAATCCGGTCAATACTAGCGTTAAAATCTTTACGACCACTGCCGTCCTTGTGGTGGGTTAGTACAACTCCAGACAAGGCACACCGCCCTGCTTGCTCTTCCCATAAGTCAAAAAGGTCTTCTTTTTCTAAATTAAACTCTGCTTTGAAGTGCCCCGGACTGTCTTTTCTCTTCGTATGTGAGTACTTACATTGCGTGTACAGGTTAGTTAGGTACTGCAAGTGGTCAGTCGAAACTGTCCTCCTGTGCCTAGCACCCTTACAGGCAATACATATACTGCTTCTTAGGCCAAAATCAGTAACAGGCTTTACAACGCTACAACGCTTACACTTCTTTTTAGTAAGTGCTGGCATGGAATCAGCCCTAGTAGCTGAGTACC